GTTTCTGTTCAACGGGTTGCAGAGATTCCGAAAGAGTACGGGCGGTAATACCGGGAATATTCTGGATTTGTGTCTGTAGTGCCGGGTCTTCAACGGCGGTGCTGATGTTGTTCCGGGCTTGTACGTTAGCGTCTTGTTCTCTGTTGATTTCTCTTTCGACTCGGCTGACATCACCACGAACCTTGAAGATCGAGGTAATGCCTGACAGAATAGCACCGGCACCACCACCGTATAGGCCCTGTTCAATGTCTTCAAAGTTTGTAATAGGCTGATCGGGATTATAGATGTAGTGTTCAATTACATTCTGCCCGATAGCCTGAAGGGCTTCCTGTGAACCCTCAAGACCGGCGTCAGCGGCTACGTTTTGGATGTATGCCTTGAGTGTGCCTACTTCATCCTTGATATTATCCAGACGATTAAAATACGTGGCATCATCAATGAGACCTTCGTTATACTTGTTTGTAAGCCCGGCCATTCTTCCGGCACTTGCCGTGATGCCTATTCTTCCAAAAAGACCACCAACCAGTCTTCCGGCGGGGATTGCTTCTGTGATACCGAGAAGAGAGCCAAGGAATGTTGAGGCTCTTAGTTGTTCAGGATCAGCGCCATCTTCAATGGCTCTCTGATAGGCCTCGTCACCTGTGGCAAGGACACCAAGACCACCGGCAACAAGAGCGCCAACAACAGGGGCACTGATACCGACTGCGGGGGCCAAGGCCGCCGCTCCGGCACCTATTCCTGTACCAATTAGACCAACGGTTAGAAAAGTACCGGCAGAACCCACGGCTTCACCAAGACCCCCGACCCATTCATAGTCACGGCCCGGTTTGTAATCTCGGACAGAATCAGAGATAAACTCGTCGCCCCACTCCTGAAAGTAATTTCCAAAGAGTTCTTCATTCAAAAGGGCTTCTGGAATTTCCTCAATACCCCGGATAGCAGAGCCAAGGGTGCCACTGATGCCACGCCTGATACCGGCATAGGCTTCTCCGAGAAGGGTACGATCAACGGCAAACTGGGTAGGATCGGCACGGGATACAGCGAGATTCAAAGAAGAATTAAAAAGACTCTCTAAAGATGTACCTTGATATTTAGGATTAAACCGGTTTTTAATATCAGCAATGGCTTCTTCCATGGTGACATCATCACCAAAGGTAAAGGTTTGCCCAAAGGATTCTAGAGTCAGTTCAGACATTTATAATCCACTATTGAGTTTGCTGGCCATTTATAAAGGAATCGTCAGGAATTGCTGATATGTCATAACCAAGAAGTTCTGCCAGTTTCTCTGCTTTACGAATATACTCTGCTCTGTTTTTTATCAAAGCTTGAATATTTACCCCCTCTGTAGGGTTATATTGGTAATCATCAATGGCATCTTGAGTCCTCTCAATCATGTCGTTATAGTATTCTAAACTATCCTCTAGTTGCTTTCTTCCTGCTTGTGCAATATCAGCCTGAAACTCCTGACCATAGCGCCCCTCCAGAATATCAAGCTCTCTCTCAGTAAGATCAAGCTTTCTCCGGGCAAGCTCCTCCTCAAGTCTGCGGGCTTCCTCTTCTTTCTTAGCCTGTATGGCGGAAAGACCACCGGCACCAAGAGAACCAAAAGCAGTTGCGCCGGGCTGAGAAGCGGCTGACATCATGCCAAGACCGGCAGTCAGAATATCATTATAGGTAATGTCGAGACCCTTTGATTCTTCAGGGGCTGGGGCTTCCTGCAGATCAGGATCTGGTCCTAGTTCTGGTTCTGGTTCTGGTTCGGTCACGTTTTCATCTCCGGCCATAACTGCGGCCAGAAGAGGCGTCATTCCCGCATCAGGATCGGAACTTGGTCCACCACTTTCACCACTATCTAAATAGTACCGGGGTCTGGTTGTGAGATCATCGATCACCTCGGCTATTCCGGGGGCAACTTCGTTAGCTATTGCGGTTGCCGGAGATGCTGCTAGTTTTACAATATTTGCAAGATAGCTTAGTGCTTCTTCCGCAGGTGAATCACCTGTTACATAATTACGATCTTCAGCCTCTAAATTATTAGGCCCATAATAAGTTTCCCATGGAGAAACATATTCTTCAGAAGAATCCTCATCTTCTAATTTTGAACGATAATATTCCATATAACCTTCAGGGTTATAATAGGGATTATAAGCAACACCACCCGGTGAACCATCCTGATATCCCACCTCGCCGCCATCGGCAAAGATACCAAGCCACCCAGCTGGCCCAAAGGCACCTGTGGACCCAAGAAGACCAAGGGTGGAAAGACCAAGACCACCAATCTGCCCGGCGACTGATGGGGGCTGTCCAAAAGTGGTTGATAGGGTTGTTCCGGGAACCGTGGCACCACCTAGAAGACTCTGTAATCCAGATGCCTGTGCCAGCGGATATGCTCGCTGAGTCAGGTAATCCTGATAGGCAATGTCAAGGGCACCCTGCCGTTCAGCCCGTTCTCTCTCCCCGGCAAGCTCAGCTTCCTTGAGACCACTGGTAAGGGCGCCTTGCAGCCCGGTACCAAGGGCGGCCATCTGAGGGGCAGCGGCGGCTGCTGCTGCACGATCTGCGGAAAGCTGGGCAAGGGCGCTCTCATAAGCAGCCTGAGATCCGGTGGCCTGAATATCCGCCAGACCACGCTGAATATTACGTTCAGCTTCCATTTGCTCTAGGGCGGCACGGGAGCCACCAAAGGCACCTACCTTGGTTGCCTGAGATTCAAGACCTCTCCGTTGAATATCACCCTGTCTCCGGGCTTCTCTCAGGGCTACGTCTGTGACAGCCTGCTGAAATGGGGACATGTATGGGGTGATGTCAGCCCCGGCTAGCTGGGTTGCACCAAGGCGGGACTGCCTCATAGCCTCGGCAAAAGAGGGGGCAGCAATTCCGGCAAGACCACCGAAACCAGCACGAGCCGCCTGCTGCTCAGGACCGGCAAGGGCCATACGTGGACCACCATAGGGCTGATATTCTTCAAAGGCAGCCTCGGCAGCACGAAGCAGGTTAGCCTGCTGAAGACGATTGTACCAATCAGGGTAGTTTGTCTGGGCTGAAGTACGGGCCTGTTCCTCAGAGGCTGAGCCCCCGGAACCAAAGAGACTGTCTAGAAATCCCATTATGCTTTCCTCTTTAGATTCTCAACGAGTTGATAGATGATGTCCTGACCGGCCTTGTTTGCCATGCCTTCAGGGGCCCCCGCCATGCGGCCAAGATTGTTGATGGCATCACGGGGGATGACATACTCCTTGTTTGAAACACGGGCTGGAACAGAGTTAAAGGGGTTCTGTAGATTATCCATCATACCTGAGATGCCACCACCAGCGGCATAGACACGGGTCTTGATAGCGTCATCACGTGGACCACCGGGACCACGAATCATCCCATCATAGGATGGATTACCAGAGAGACGGCGAGACAGGGAGGCAAGGCCACCCTCGTTACCCTTGACTGCCTTGGCAGGTACAACGTGATCACCCTCGATCATGGGGAGTGCCTCATTACGACGGTAGACTGGACCACCATTGGCAAACCCTGTCTCAAGAAGATCAGCTTCTCTATTTCTGCGGTCGGGAGTTTCATCCTTAAAATTTCTTAGTTCTCTTAAAACACCATCCCAGTCACCCGTAGAGGCGTATCCCCAGAAATTTTCTGTTCTGGTTGGAAGATTACCATACTGTCTAAAAACAGATAGGAGAACAGCCTGCTGTTCTGGTTTTAGGTTTTCCCAAGGAGTATATGTTTCCGATGAATTCCAAAAATTACTAAACCTCTTATAGTCATCTTCATTTAGTTTATCTTCTATAAAACTTTTTTGTTCAGATGAAATAGATAGTGGATTTTCCTCAAGAAAGGCTTTAGCATCTGCTCCTTGTAAGCCGAAATATGGTGTAAACAATTCAATGAGATCATCAGTAAGACCCATTCTTCTCAGGCTGTCTTCATCGTGCTGTCCAAGATCAAGCCCGTTGGCAATCGTAACACCAGACAAAGGATGATCTTTTACTGGTAGGGTGTATCCTTCTGACTCAGAACCTTCCTCTTGGCGAATAAAAGCAAAAATTTCTGGTTGATAATTAAGTTCAGGTTCCTCTCCGGGAACTGGAGGCATTACCTCAGTAATATCAGGTTCATTTCTGACAGCCTCCATAAGGTCCCGAGCCTCGGAATCTCGTTGGGCCATCTCAGCCTCAAGCTGAGCCAGAGCCTCGGCACTGTAAATATTAGCGCCAGTGCCTAACCTTTCGAACTCAACACCTTCATCTTGGGACATACGGCGGCTTCTTGATAGCTCACGTTCTCTCTGTGTCATCTCCCGTGACATACCGGTTGGCTCGTCTGTCATACTCCTACGGTCTCTGAGCAGCATCTCAGTAATATCAGGTTCATTTCTGACAGCCTCCATAAGGTCCCGTTCAGCTTGGGACGGGAGTCGTAATCTGGCTAGTTCACGTTCTCTCTGTGTCCTCTCCCGTGACATGCCGGGAGGAGGCAGAGGGGATACTTCAATCTCAGGACGATCACGATCTGGGATAATATTTAAGGGGCTGTTATCTCTGGGGGGCATTACAAATCTGAATGCCTCGGCATCGCCACCGTAGCGGGGAGATCCTGTCTCAGCAACACGGGGCATCAGGCCTCCGGGCTGATAAAGGTTACCCTCACGCCGGACTCTCGCCAGTTCACGTTCTCTCTGTGTCCTCTCCCGTGACATGCCGGGAGGAGGCAGAGGGGATACTTCGATTGTCTCAGCAACACGGGGCATCAGGCCACCGGGCTGATAAAGGTTACCCTCACGCCGGGCAATAGCCGGAGAGATATATCCAGCTTCCTCGGCCATTGCCTGTCTAGCCTGTCTACCGGTTGGCTCGTCTGTCATCAACATGAGGTCTCTGAGCATCTGTCCGAATTTGCCAACGTCTGTCTGGATATTCCGGCGTCCCATGGATTCTCCGACACGACCGCCTTCGGCAAAACTTTCGGCGGTTCGGGACATTCTCCCGAGTGACCGAATGATTCCGGCAAGACCGCCGGAGGTTCCTGATAGATCACCGAATTCCGGGAATGATTCCCGGTACTGGAAATAGGATTGTTCTGGGGCAATGCCGAATCTGGCAAGGGCTTGCTGGGCAGCCAGACCACCACGGGCAATATTCTGAAGATCGGAGAAATAATTCTGAAGATCAGCGGCTTCTCGTAAGGCTTGGGGTGAATCTGGTTCTGTTGCAGGAGCAGTAGGCCCAAAGGTAGGGATACCCAGATTCGTTTGTTTAGCCGGACCTTCGGGACCACCGCCACGGGCACTTGTTTTACCTCTTTGGCGGGACATATTAGCTGCTTGTGCCGCTTTATCTGGTGGACCAAGTATATCACCAAGAGCGGAGAGTCCAAGACCGATGAGTCCACCAGAACCGAGAAAATCCCCGAGTCCCGATAAGAAGCCACCAGTGCTGCTTGAGGATTTAGCACCTTTGCTTCGACTAGCACTCCCCATTCCGCTAGCACTTGAACCCGAATCTGGGCCACCGCCACTATAGCTCATCAGTAAATTCCTCCGTTAATTATCCTATAATACCTTTTAGTTTAAGATCCTGCAATAAAGTACCAAGGGCATTTGCAACCACAGACACAGAGATTTCCCCAGCATTTACATCATATGTCCTGTTAACAGAGACATTAGAAATGACGTAGGGACTCTGAGAAGCAGCCTGAATATTGCTCTGGTTATCCCGTAGCTCCAGAGTTCTGATTAACTGGGACCATGCCGCAATCATCTCCGGGGTTGAATTACGAGGGGCTCCGGGGTATCTGACAAAGAGGCTTCCTGATTTACCTACATTGATAGCCATTAGCGCTTTCCATCTGGTACAAGGTCAAGCCTGAAGGTACCAAGTCTCCATGAAGTACCGACAGCACTGGTGGAGATTCTGAGGTTGGCCTGTCGTCCCCGGAGCCTGATATTCTGGAATCTGGTTGAGGCGCTGACTACAAATGGTCCCTTGGTAACCGTGGTGGCCGTTGGGTATTGCTTGGCCCCCATCAGGATATTTACCTCTGGATCATTATTGTTTCCACCGGGATCGGCTAATTGAAAATCAGGGATAAACTTGTCAGCAAAGAGAAGCTCATCGCCATCACCAAGATCAAAGTCACCACTCTGGATATAGGACTTATATCCGATTAGCTGGTTATCCCCGATGACGGCATGGTATGTATCTTCAGGTTCATTGTTATACAGATAGGCAGTTCCGGCTGAGACACCTGTTGTGATGATGTTATCAAAGATACCCTCGCCGAAATCCCATGTTGTCCAATAGGCATCCCCATAGACCCAGTAGTTTTCAACAGGGTTGAATGAGACATACCTGTTACATTCCTGAGAATCAGCGGAGGGGTACAGCCATGTGATTTCAGAGAACTCTGTGTTGATGCCGCAGAATACTTTTTCCTTTTGCTCATAATTCAGGTCACTGAATACATACTTTCGAACAGAAGATGGGAGAATCTGGACAGAGCCGTTATAGACGAAGAAGTTACCATCGCCCATCCAGAAGAGTGATCCGCTGAAATCCTTGGCAGCATGGGGGGAAATGGAACCACAACGATCACCAAGAATATCAATGGTGAAGATATAGGGCTGTCCTACATAGGCCATACCATACAGGGCAGAATCAGTGAGAACCAGAATACCACCACGGGAGTAGATACCCTGATTGATCTTGGTTCCTCGTTGGATCCTGAAGTCACCGGCTGCGTTCGTCACGGTGGGAGTCCATGTGTCATAGTCCTCCTGATCAGACCAGCGGATAAGCATGGGATCAAAGTTACCGCTGATGTCATTGCATCCAAGGGCGATGACATGGCGGGACTTCTCTGAGACAATGACACCATTGACAGATACAGGGGCGGCAGAGATAAGCTGGGCCCTCACATTGGTACCAGAGGTGGCATCCCAGAGATAGATTGAGCCACCACGGGGATTGGCCAGAAGATCCTCGCCGAATGTGTCCATGCTCCAGTTACGCATGGACAGCACAATGTTTGTCGTTGAAGCCGGGGTACCATAGGTGCCTGTGCCATAAGACCCCGCACCCCAACCGAAACCGTTGGTATTATATTTAGACCCTGATTTAAGAAGGAAATTGGCGGTAACATCACCAGCGTCCGCAGATGTGGCGGCGGCTACCGTGGTATATGTAAAGGTAAAATGATTGGTATCAGATGCCGTGGTGATGGTGTAGGTAGAATCAAGGAAAACATTTCCACCGATTGTGGCGGTCATGCTGGTAAAAGCGATACGATCCCCGGATGCCCTTGTATGACCCGTCAGAGATACAGTGATAGATGAAGAACCAGCGGAGGTGCTGATCTGATTTGACAGAACAGTGCTGGATGTGATAGGGGTAATATCGGAAATATTACCACCCTGATAAATCTGAAGAGCATTGTTGGTACCCCATGCAATATAGTTTTTCTGGTCAAGACCTGACCAGACTTCGATATCACGGGGAGTTCCTGTGAGTGCTGTTGTGACCCTCTTGTTCCACCCCCGGATATTTTCAGGATTACTATTACGGAACCTGACACGGTTTCCATCATACCAGCCGCCCTCGGCTTCGTATTGTGTGTCATCACGAAGAATGGTAGGGGCAAACTTGAACTTGGTTGTGATCGTATCTGTTGACATATCTTGATTACTTTATCGGAAGAAATGGTAGAACCTGAGAAACAAAAGCGCCCATGGCAGCTGAGAATCCTGCAATCATCATTATGGTTTTCCAGCCGCCCTTTGCTTCTGAGAGAGTGGTGAGAATTTCACGGGTGTCCCTGCGTACTCCATGCAATTCCTGTTCAAGGACTGCAATCCGGGCTTCCATTTGACCTAGTTCTCTGTCAGTAAAATCAGGCATTAATGGTCAGCCAAGATGCAATTGTATATCTGTTTCCGGAGTTAATTTTATTTACACCGTGCATGATAGAATCTCCTCTAAAAATAATTAATTCTCCGGCATGTCCTTTAATTCCAAAACCCAAGTCCGGAAACATTAACTCACCACCCTGATAATTATCATTAAGATATACTATAGCAGCAAAGTTTCTATTAGGAAATTCCCTGTTTGCCCCTAAATCATTATGGGGTGGCATCTCATCTCCCTTATTCCATTTTACAATATTTGTATCCATAATTGAGAGATTTAATCCAGTCTCTTGTCGGGCAAATCGAAGAATCCTTTCTTCTATAACCCCTTTATTTGAATCGAGGGCTGACCAGCAAACCCTGTTCTGCCACTGAGAAGTATCATTAGGATTCTCGGCTACCCAATTTCTAATTAAAAAATCACATTCATCTTTATCTAAGAAAGATTCTTTAGAGTAGATGCCATTACTTTCAAGTATTTTGAAACTATTTGAACAGTATATAACAGGGGAAGACCGAACAAATCTTCGTGCTTTCTTAAAGTAGTCTTTGGTCCAGTCATCAGTTTTACCCCGTTTATCAGAAATAACTTCTCTTTCATCCTTAACACTTTCTGGTTCAGGCATTTTATAAATCTTAGTATTCTCTATAGCCCCCGTATTAATGGGAATGATTCGGGCAAGCTGGGTTCCCTTGGGAATAGTGGTCTTCCCTTTGTTAACAACACGGATTGTCAGAAACCATGGGTAGGATAACCAATCAGTCTCGATGACTGCGGACATTGTTTGAATATCGGTATTATCGGAGTTAGGTACTGGCATAACCATAAGGTTAATATTCTCATCAGTACGCCAAATATATCCAGGGTCTAGTGTAAAAGTACCCATACCAAAATGGCTTTTAGCACCAGCGCCTTCAATGACTGTTAGATTATCTTGATAGACACCACCATCCCACTCCACGACGACTGTCTCATTTAGAACAAGATCCCAGCCGACAGTATTAGCACATGTTAGTGGGGTACACTTATACGCATGTGGAATAAACCAATCTCTTGTTTTGGTTGCAGGTATTATATCTACTGATTTAACTGAATCAGAAACTACCGGATAAATTTGTATCATGTTAATTTTACGACGTACCTATTCCCATAGCCGGGGGGATCAGAACGAATTGGGATATCTAAAAGCATTTCATAATCTGATGATGACAGTGTTGCAAAACTGTTTGTTTCTTCAACAAGACTTTTTGAAGCTATGATAACTTCTTTCCCTGATGCTTTCAGAAACTTCCCCAAATTCACATTGTCCTCGGCAAAGTCATCATAGAAAACACGGGACATAATATAGGTATCATATGACATATCAATAGATTCTTCTGTGGCCATCTCTTGATAAAATAAAACATCATAATCAAATAATATAAAGTTACAGGCAGCTATCATGGCTGATTCTTCCATGGGTTCGTATACAGAATTTACGCTTCCCAGAAGATGGGTAATAATTGTGGATGTTCCAGATCCGCATCCAATATCACATACCCTCTTGTCTTTCCAGAAATCTGTTTGATCACCCTTAAGCCATACATACTTAATGATTTCCTCATTGCTCCACTCTGAATTGGGATTAGTAAAAGGAGGATTAGGTTCCATATCTTTGTCCCAACCAATATATGATAAATCTAGGATAATACTGGGAAGGAGAGGTCGTCCCTGAACACATCGGATTCTTTCAAGGTCATTGTACAGGACATTAAGAACAGATTCTCGATTAACAGTTTCAGTTTCAAAGTAATCATAGACCAGAGTTTTCCAATCAGGTAGAATAGTATTCTCTAAGACTGCTTCTAGTTTTTCAGCATATGTGGGCATTACTTAAACACTCCTGTATAGTTTAGAGATTTTAGTATACTCTTATCTATCTTGTCTTCTATAATACGGGACATAGCGGGTGTCATATTATACGACATATAGGGGCTCAGAGCCATTTCTTTTCTTTCGGGGGTAAATTCAAAAGAACCATAAACTTTAGATGGGATGTTATAAGATTCTAAAAACATAATATTATTTAATGTCTCTTCTGGGTTACTGATAAGGTCGGTATACTTTACATATTTGATTGATGAATTAAAAGGATTAGATAACCAAAAAGTAAAGAACCTGTTATAAAGATCGCAAATATTTTCTAAACTATATACTTTATATTCTTCGATAATATCAGGAGTATCATGTAATGTTTTAGATGTGGCGCACCTTAGTTTTGTGTGGCCCTTCTCATAACCAACCTTGTAGTAGACACCAAGTTCCCATGATTGAGAGATAATACTATCAATCCACTTATAAGGTGATTTATGGATAATAACTCTGTCTATACCCCTGATATGTTTTGGAATATCATGGGGGACAAACTCATGTTTATATCTTGTGTACTTATTATTCTTATCAAGTATAGTCTGTAGATAATTAGTCCCAGATCTATAGAGACCGCATACTAAAACGGAAGTTTTATTCCCTGCCATTTAACATCTCGAATATCATCTGTTCTGCACCATTGAGAAATACCAACAAAACCATCAACTATGTATCCCCCACCAGACTGTATTAAGAGGCCGTAAATAATTTCTTCAGGATCTTGTTCAGAGTCCCACGTTGCCTGGGTAGTCTCCCAACCATCTATCGTGGCAAAATCATATTGTTCCCCATAAAGAAGGGGCATTGTGGCTTTACCAATATGCTCGTAATCATAAGGGCTCTCCCCCGGAAAGTTCTCCTCAGAAGATTCATCATAACCTCTATCTTCCAGTAACCACCAGTTATAATTATAAACACCCCATCGTTCAACACCATTATTATCTCTGATCCATAAGTCATGGTCATCACTAAAACGAAGCGGTTTGTAGGATCCTTGTCTGTAGATGCTCATCATACGCCTGCCCTTGGAAACTGGAACAGGTTTATTTTCTACAACATCGGCAATTTTTCCAGACAGAGTATAGACAGAATCACCTACCTGTATATCCTTAATCTCCTTCCACTTATAATCAGCCATCAATACACAAGTGTCACCCGCAAAACAAGTCATGGGTGGAGGCGGAGGTGGCGGGGGTGGAGGCGGAGGGGGCGGAGGAGGTGGCGGTGGTGGTGTAAGAAGCCCTCCAACTAAGATAATATCAGGCATGGGTTATGTCTTAATGATATAATTGAGAATAATTGTTGGCTGTACGTTGTTATGCGCCTCGTCATTAGCCCCTGTTAGTGGAATATATGCCGGATTTTGTGCAAGACCGGATGATGATACACCGCCCTGACCACCGTTGCTGGTTTGTCTCTGGTAAGTGGCTGCTGTTGGTAATTCCCCGGGTGTTAGTGTATGGGTCTCA